GCGTTTCGGCTCGGTCGTCCCGCCGAATGCACTCGGCGACTACGAGCGGAACGACTACCTGCCGCCGCTGCCGCCGCCCGGGGGGCGCTGATGGGCCTGCTCGACTTTTTCCGGTCGAAGCCCGCGCCGCAGCCGCCGCAACCGGCGATCTCTGCGCGGTATGACGCCGCCCAGACCAACGACAAGAACGTGTTCCACTGGGCCGAAAGCGACCTGCTTTCGGCGACCGCGGCGAACACACGCGCGGTGCGGCAGACGCTGCGGCGCCGCGCCCGGTACGAGTCGGCGAATTCGTCCTACTGCCGCGGCATCGTCCTGACGCTCGCGAACGACACGATCGGCTGCGGCCCGACGCTGCAACTGAAGACGGCGTCGGAAGACGCGGACGACGTGATCGAGACAGCCTGGGAGCGGTGGTGCGAAGAGGTCGCGCTCGATGAGAAACTGCGGATCATCGTGCAGTCGACGTGCGTCGACGGCGAGGTCTTTGGCCTGTTCATCACGAACAACGCGCTGAAAGGCCCGGTGAAACTCGACCTCAAACTGATCGAGGCCGACCAAGTCACGACGCCGGTTCCGAAACTCCAGATGACGCAGCCGGTCGACGGCATCGAACTGGACGAGCGGACGAAGGAACCGCGCTACTACCACCTGCTGAAAAATCACCCGGGCGATATGTTCGTTACGCAGATTTTGGAATTCGACCGGATTCCGGCGTCGCGGATCGTCCACATGATGAACCGCGACCGCCCCGGGCAGCAGCGAGGCATCCCAGAGATCACCGCGGCGATCCCGCTGTTCGCGCAACTGCGTCGGTTCACCGGCGCGGTGCTGGAGAGCGCGGAGGCGAACGCGAGCATCGCTGGCATCTTGAAGACGACCGCACCGCCGAATGAGGCGCAGCCGGTCGAGCCGTTCAGCCCGATCAAACTCAACCGTGGCTCGATCATCGCGATGCCAGACGGCTGGGATATGCAGCAGGCGTCGAGCGCATCGCCGAATGCGACTTACGCGATGTTCAAAAACGAGATCATCAACGAGATCGCCCGCTGCATCTCCATGCCTTTTAACGTCGCAGCCTGCAACTCCGCGACCTACAACTACGCAAGCGGGCGACTCGACCATCAGGTCTACGGGCGGTCGATCAAGGTAAAGCGGTCGATTTTGGAGAGCCGCGTCCTCGCGAAAGTGTTCTTCGCGTGGCTCGAGGAAGCGATCCTCGTCACGCCCGCGATCATCCCAGACTCGGCTGGAGATCCAGACGAGTGGATTCTTCAGTGGGCATGGGACAGCGGCGAACACGTCGACCCGCTCAAGGAAGCGAACGCGCTCACGATCCGTTTGCAAAATAACATGACCACGTTCGCGACTGAGTACGCAAAGATGGGTCGCGATTGGAAAGTCGAACTGCGGCAGCGAGCCGCGGAGCGAGAGTTTCTGAAGGAACTCGGTCTCGATGACCCGACGCCGCAGCAACAGCAACAGCAGCAGCAAGATGCCGCAGCCCCAGATTGAGGCAGCCGCCGACCTGTGCTTCGGCGCCGACGTGACGATTCACGCCGCCGCGCAGCCCGGCGCGTCCTCGCGTCGGTTCGATATGGTCGCCTACACGGGCGCACCGATGCGGCTGAAGGGCTACCGCGCTCCGGTCGTCGTCGACCTGGCTGGGCTGAACGTGCCTTCCCAGAACCGCCCGATCCTGCTCGATCACGACTCGTCGGTCGACTCGATCGCCGGTCAGAGCGACTCGATCACGGTGATGGACGGCAAACTCCGCGTCGCTGGCGAGATTCTCGCCTCCGACGGTCGCGTCGCGAAGGTCGCCGACCTCGCCGCGAGCGGTTTCCGGTGGCAGGCGTCGATCGGCGCCACCCCGGATCGCGTCGAGGAACTCCGCGCGGGCGACACCGCGCTGGTGAACGGACAAGAGGTGCGTGGCCCGCTCGCCGTCGTGCGGCAGGCCACGCTCCGAGAAATCTCGATCGTGGCAATGGGTGCCGACGATCGGACTGCCACGCATGTACTCGCGGCGAGTGCCGCACCCCAGGAGAACGACGAGATGTCCGACGAGCAGAACACGCCCGCCACCACGTCGACCGCCGCCCCGGTGCAGGCCACCGCCGCCACCACGCCCGCCGCCCCGGCGCCCGCCGCCGCACCGGCGCTCCCGGCCGACCTGCTCGCGACGATCGAGACGCTCGGCAACGAGGTGAAGAACCTCAAGCTGCACTACGTCCGCGACGCCCGCCCCGCGGCCCCGGCCGCGCACATCGCGCCGCAGGTCAACGCCGACGTGCTGGAGGCCGCGCTGTGCCTCGGCGCCGGTCTCCCGTCCGCGGAGGTCGAGAAGGAGTTCGACGAGCCGACGCTGGAAGCCGCCAACCGCTCCTACCGCCGCGGCATCGGCCTTCAAGAACTGCTCATCGAAGCCGCGCGGATGAACGGCTACCAGGGCCGCGGCGTGTGCAACGATGACACGCTCCCCGACCTCCTCAAGGCGTCGTTCTCGACCGCGTCCATCCCGGGCCTGCTGTCGAACGTCGCCCACAAGTTCCTGCTGGCCTCGTTCAACGCCGTCGATCAGTCGTGGCGGCAGGTCGCCACGACCCGGAGCGTCACCGACTTCAAGACCTATTCGTCCTACCGCCTGACGGGCGGCATGACGATGGAACCCGTCGGCCCCGGCGGCGAGATCAAGCACGGGACGTTCGGCGAGGTCGCCTACACGAACTCGGCCAGCACCTACGGGAAGATGCTCACGATCACCCGGCAGATGCTGATCAACGACGACCTCGGGGCGCTCACGCAACTCCCTGGCCGACTCGGCCGCGGTGCCGCGATCGCGTTCAACGGGCAGTTCTGGTCGGAGTTCCTCGCCGACAACTCGACGTTCTACACGACGGGTCGCGGCAACTACATGAGCGGCTCGACGACCAGCCTGTCGGTCGACAGCCTCACGCAGGCCGAAGTGCTGTTCATGAGCCAGGTCGACCCCGACGGCAACCCGATGGCGATCGCCCCGTCGATCCTCCTCGTGCCGCCGTCGCTCTACGTTCCCGGCACCGTCCTCATGCGGTCGACCGAGATCCGCGACACGACGGCGTCCACGAAGTACCCGACGATCAACCCGCATTCGGGCAAGTTCTCGATCGTCCAGACCCAGTACCTCAACACGGCGTCAGTCCCCGGCGGGTCGGCGACCCACTGGTTCCTCCTCGCCCAGCCTGGCGATATGAGCGTCATCGAGGTCGCGTTCCTCAACGGCAACGAGACCCCGATCGTCGAGCAGGCGCAGGCCAGCTTCGAGACCCTCGGCATCCAGATGCGGGCATACTGGGATTGGGGTGCCAAGAAGCAGGAGTACCGGGCTGGCGTCAAGTCGAAGGGCGCTGCCTGACCCTGACCGCGATCACGTTCGTCATCCATCACACCTCGGAGTTCCTGACTCATGGCGCAGTTCGTTTCCTACGGCGAGCGGATCGACTACACCCCCAGCGCCGCGGTCACCGCTGGCACGGTGGTCGTGCAGGGCGATGTCTTCGGCATCGTGATGAACGACATCGCCGCCAATACGCTCGGGGCGCTCTCGATCGAGGGCATCTGGGCGGTCGAGAAAGCCGCCGAAGCGATCGCGATCGGTGACAAGGTCTGGTGGGACGGCACGAACAAGGTCGTCACGAAGACCAAGGGTTCGCTCACCGTCCTCGCCGGGAAGGCTGTGTCGGCTGCCGCGAGCGGCGACGCCACCGTCCGCGTCCTGCTGAACGAAGGCCCGTCTGCCTGACGGGGTGAACCGTGGCAGACATCTTCGCCGACGCCGCTGTCTGGTTCGACCAGCAGCGGCGTGAGCATATGTCGCGCACGGTTCGCCTTGACGGCGTCGACGGCGTCTCGGTTGTTCTTCAAGCCGGAATCGGCGCGTCGCACTATGAGACCGCGAACGATTACGGCGCGATCGAGCGGTGGGAGTCGCGCGATTACGTCGTGACTCGAGCCGACCTTCCGCGGCTTCCGCAGCTCGGCGACCTCATCATCGAGGAGCAGGAAAACCGGCGAGCGGTCTACGCGGTGTCGGCACCACGCGGGATGCCCGTGTGGACGCCAGCCGACTCCTACGGTATCGCGATCTCGATCCACACCGTGCTGTCGGAGTCAATCTGATGGTCTTCTACTCGACGCCGAATGGCAATTCGCCGGTGCTGGCGGGCGCAGGGTCGCCGTCCTCGACGCTCGGCAATGTCGGCGATCTGTACATCGACACGACCGCCAAGACGCTTTACGGGCCGAAGACCTCGCTGGGCTGGGGAACAGGCACGTCGCTGAAGGGCAACCAGGGCGACACCGGGCCGACGGGCGCCACTGGGCCTGCTGGTGGCGTCGCGAGCGTCAACGGAAGCACCGGGGCGGTTGTCGTCAGCGCATCAAGCATCGGCGCTGCGTCCACCTCACACGCTTCCACCCACGCCAGCAGCGGCAGCGACCCCGTCATCATCGACCTAGACACGAACTTCAGCGGTAACTTTGAAGGCGAAAACATCAACTTTGATGGAGTGGTGTTTCGAGAGATTTTTCAATACATCGACGCCGCGTACAACACGCGAGCGTCGGACGTTCACGGTCACGGCGCGATCACGACAGACGGCAAGATCGGCACGACGGCCAACCGCCTCGTCGGCACCGGCACCGGCGGCACGCTCGGCACGGTGACGCT